CCGCACCTACACCTGCACCTACACCGGCACCTACACCTGCTCCCACACCCGCACCCACGCCCGCACCCACGCCTGATCCCGCACCTACATCTGCACCCGTGCCTGATCCCGCACCTACATCTGCACCCATGCCCGCACCTACATCTGCATCCACGCCTGCACCCGCACCTACATCTGCATCCACGCCTGTGCCCGCACCCACACCTACATCTGCATCCACGCCTGCACCCGCACCTACATCTGCATCCACGCCTGCACCCGCACCTACATCTGCATCCACGCCTGTGCCCGCACCTACATCTGCATCCACGCCTGCACCCGCACCTACATCTGCATCCACGCCTGCACCCGCACCTACATCTGCATCCACGCCTGCACCCGTCGTTTTTTATTTAAAAGATAAGTATTCTTCAAGTATTGATATAGATACTTCAAAAACATATAGATTACTAAATACGCAGAATAAAAAAGAAATTGGTTGCTTGTATAGTAATGCAGATCAACAATTTAATATATATCCCTGTAGTAATTTATATACATAATTATAAATAGGAAAAAAAAGAGATAATGAAAAAATAAATAGCAGATACAGATAATATTATTAATAATACAAATAAGGCTATTAATAGCATGAATTAAGTATTTAGCTATTAATAGAATGAATTGTTTACCACCACTTTAGATAATTTATAGCACTTAATAAGCTATTCTATTCCTTCTCCTCATACCACAAAATAAACAATTTCAGTTTTTTTTTACTTGCTGGCATTCTACATTCTACATTCTACATTCTACAATATAAAAAAATTTATAAACAAATAATTTAGTCGTGAGAGAAATCCTTATAATAATAACGAAAATAAATAATTATAGGAAATAATAATAATAATATATATATAATAATGGCATATAATGTCCCACTTGGAAATTGGACCAAGTATATAAAAGACGAAGTTCATGGAGAAGTTACAAAAAATTATGTTGTTGCCCACGAAGGCGGTGGCGACCCCGCTTACGGATGTTATAAAAATTTTACCACTACCTACCAATGTGGAAATGGTCCAACTAAAACCCTAAATATTTTAGGTGATAAAATAGAAGCAGGCGGACAGTCATTGGTGTTTGATTGCTCCGAAGAGAATAAGGAATGTTATGTAAAATTAACACTGAATGATGATGGTAATTTAGTATTAACCGATCATTTAAATACTATAATATGGCAAAGTAATACGAAATCAACTGGTTTAGCATTAGATAAATATAAAGCAGCAAATGGAAAATATGGACGAAATTATTTACTTGCAGGCGAAACATTAAAGTCGGGTGAGTTTATTGGCTCACCTTCGGGCAATTGTTATTTAATGATGACTAAAAACACAAAAGACTGCTCCCAAAATGGACTTCAATTACTATATCAAAAAACAAATTGTTCTACCGATGATTTAAAAAATAAATTCGGAAGTAGCTCGGAAGCAAATGGATTATATACTATTAAAAAAAATAATATTAAAAATGTTGGAAAAGTTGGTTACATCGATGAAACCCAAACAATACACGAATATCCGCCCGAGATGGTTACATATGGAACGTCGTATACATTTTTAGGAAATTACGATTCAACCGGAAAAACCATATCCAAAATTGATAATACCGATTTAGATAAATGTCAAACGAATTGCAATTCAAATGCCGAATGTAGCGGATTTGTTTTAGATAATAACACTTGTTTTTTAAAAGATTCATCTATGTTTCCTTCGGGAATACGTAACCCGTCAAAAACTGCACAATTATATATTAGGGATAAAGAAGTAAAAAACAATGCTACTTGTTCAAAAATAGTAGATCCATCGTATGCATCCATGTGGGATTCAATGCCTACTGGCGATAAAATGAGTATGGATACTTTATGTGGTTTAGGCGCATTTACACAGAATGAATTAATTAATGTTGAAAAACAAGGCAGTAATTTATTAAATTATGCAAATACCATGCAAAATAAATTAAATAATTTAATTAATGAAAAACAAGATATAACAAACACATATAATACTAATAATAATAAATTCAATAATGATATAAAAAATTACGAAAACATGTATAAAAATATAAACAAGAACAGCACCTTATTTGATAATATAACTGCAATGTCTAAAGATACTAAGACAAATATGTCAAGTCAAAAAATAAAGTTTTTTTTATGGACGAATTTAGCAATTATCATTGCAATCATAGGTATTAGAATTTTAAGAAATTAACTATTAAATTAATCAACATAATTTGCCAATATTGATATTTATATAAATAATATTATTTATTGTATAATAATATTATATACTATCATGAGTGGAAATGGTGATTTAACTACAAATTCTTTAAATATTCTTCAGAATGGGAATGAAAGCATAGTAGATAATATTAAGCAGTTACAGCAAATTGAGAAAGATTTATATACCGAACTTCAAACCATATCCGCTTCACCAGGAAATGCCGACAGACAAAAAGAATTAATTTCAAAAATTAATACTCTTGCAGAAATACGAACCGATTTATTTGAAACGCTTAAACATTTGGCAAATAGCACACAAAATATGATTGCAACCACTCGTGTTGATTTAGTGGATCAATTAACATTAATTGGTGTCGTTGAAGACGAATTAAACAAAACAAATGCTTTAATGAATCAAAGCGATAATATTAAAAATAATAAAATGCGTATGGTTGAAATTAATACTTATTATGGAAAGCAATATAGAGCATATACCGATTTAATGAAAATTGTAATAAAGATGTGTATTCCGATTTTATTATTGATATTATTAAAAAAGAAAAATTTGGTTCCTGTGAATATTGGTAAGGCACTTATTTTGTTAATATTTATGGCTGGGGGATACTTTTTTATTCGTAAGTTTATTGATATTTATAAACGTGATAATATGGATTTTGATCAATATAGCCGTAATTTAGATATAAAACCTACTCATCATATGGATTCAACCTATAACCCCAATAATTTAGATAAGAATGCAGAAAATTTATTTGATCGTTTAGAAGGTGATATCAAAGGCGAATTCAATCATCTCGCTCATGGAGAAGGATGCATCGGTGCTGGTTGTTGTTCGGATAATATGCATTATGATACGAAGCTTCATAAATGCGTTGATGGTGCTAACCCAAAGGATACTACATCTGTGACTGCTACTGACGCAACCACAATGCCCACTACCACTACCACTACCACTAATACAGTAGAATCATTCATTGGACAACCAGCCTCTTATAAAGAATCATTTAATTTATTATCTACTAAAAACAAAAAATCTACAGTGAAACCTTATTTAGGTAAAAATTCCAATTATACAATTTAAAAAAAAGAACAACTTATTATTATTACCTATTTAAAATATATATTTTATTACTTATCGCTTATTTAAAATATATATTTATATTAACAACTAATTAATTATCCATGAATAATTTAAATGCTTTAAATGAAAGTATAAATACAAGTGTGCAAAATATAAAAGAACAGCCAGCGGACGATGATGGTGATATTAAATATCAAAATATAATTAATAAAGCATTTGAACAAGCGGGATTGCCGCAAAATAAATTAAATTCACTATTAGATACCTTAAAAAATCAAATATTTTGTGACGAGGAATGTCAAAAAGAACAAACAACACAAGAATATAAACAAAAAATAGAAAAAATGCAAAATGATTTTAATAATTATGAAAATAATGTGGAAGCGGCTGAAAAACAAATGTATGCACTTGGCGGACCAATTGGTGTTCAAAATTATAATAAGGTATTAAATGAAAGAAACGCAAAAAAAACATCTGAATTTATTAAAAACCAAACCTCATTTCATAATGAGATTGTAAATGAATTAAAATTGTTAGTTAAAACACATAATAATAATAATGACCATATAAATACCATTAATGAGTATCTTGATGTTAAATTAAAAGAAAAAGAAAGATTAGAAAGTGAAATAGATAAATATAAGGCAAATGTTCAAACTGTAGATAGAAAAGTTGTTTATGAAATAGATGATATTGAATCTAACAAATTTTATAGAAAATTATTAACAATTCTTTTTTACATTTTAATTGTTCTTTATTTTATTTATAGTGATTTATTTTCTTCGGATAAATATAAAAAACTAAATACATGGATCGTGTTCATATTGTATTTAATATTTCCTTTATTCATTAATAAAATTATTTATTATTTATATATTGCAGGCAATCGTATAAAAACAAATTATACTTAACTTCCTTATTTTAGTTAAATTAATTATTAATTGTTAATTGTTAATTGTTAATTGTTAATTATTTAATATCTTAAAGACGGGTTTATACAAATTTCGGATGTAGGAAAAATATCACCCGACATACATTTATCTGCGTGACTTATTTTAATACAGCTTCTATTTCCTCTATCCTCGCCGACATAACAATAACCATCTTTACCCGAAATAGGATGTGGTTCAATTTCGTTTTTAGGCGCAACGCGTGTTTTACTTTTATTTAATACATCTATAAATTCATTGCTACCATTTTCGTCTGTTTCTTGTACTAATATTTTTTTATTATCAATGTTATTGCGGTATTTCTTATTAGAAAAAGATAGCCCCCTTTCTAAAGAACTAATTCCACCAGTAACAGTATCTGAAGCAACATCTATGATTTCTTTACTGCCTTCTGCACTCATAGATATTGTTTTTTTTGTTACTTCGGCTGTTGTATAGCCTAAATAAGAAAGAATTAACCCTAAATTAGTAATTATTAAATAACATAATCCAATTAATATTATATAAATAATTACTTTAGTCCACGATGTTCCTGTATTATTATTAGCATTGCTTATACCATCAATACCTTCTATATCATCAATAGACGTGTTGATTGCCGAAGATGATTTTTTTAATAGGTTTCTAAATGATGCAGAATTATCAGTTATCATATGTTCAATATTTTCCATGATGATGATGATGTATTATGATATTTAATAATATAATAATTTATATAAATATCATAATTTATATAAATATCATAATTTATATAAATATCATAATTTATGTAATTCACAATAAAAAATAATAATTAATAAAAAATAATATATTTTTATTATTTTATTAATTATTTTATTGTTTATTTTATTAATTATTTTATTGTTTATTTTATTGTTTATTTTATTGTTTACGCTGTCTTCTTTCGGATTACTTTCTTAACCATTTTCTTGGCCGGTTCAGCTGCTACTGGTTCAGCCACAGTCACAGGTTCAGGAGCAGGTTCTTGCTTTGCAACAACTGGAGCAGGTTCTTCATCAACATCGCTGTCTTCCGCAATTTCAAGAGGCACATTTTGAGTTGTTGTTGTTGGAGTCGGTTCAGAATCTTCTTCGTCATCATTTTGTGCTGCCGACTTCTTAATTAGTTCTTTCTTCACATCAGATGAAAGATGAATCAAGCACTTACCCTTCAAACTCGGGCGCGGTTGAACAACACATTGAAACAACTTCCAAGTAACACCAAATTTACCACCAGCAAACCAAATACCACCACATTGAACAACACACGCAGTATTAATTGCCTTAGGAATCAAAGTAAGCGGGGTAATTTCGGGGTCATCTTTATTAGGAAACAATAACTTTTCATTCACATCATAAATCTCACAGTTAAATCCATCATAATTTTCCAACTTAATGTTTAGGGTAGGGCTCTTCGTCATATCGCGTTCGCCAGTAGCAGGGTCCTTCGTCCATGTAAGCATAGGATGAAATAGAGCATCCACCACCTGCGGAGGCATCTTATCCTTGGGCTTATTAAACCATTCCATAGAATTCGCTGTAGCATCTGCCTTAATCTTATTTTCCAGTTCAATAAATTTCTTTAAACACAAATCAGTTTCGGGTGTGCTATATTCGTTACGAGGAAATTGAAGTGACATCTTATAGGTAGTTCGTCCAGTAACTTCATCCACAAACTTTTGAGCACCCCAAGTCAACATAAGAGGAAGTTCAAGCATCAACCGAATACCAACCGACTTACCGCCTGACTTATTCGTCTTGGCCTTTAAATAATTCACATGAGTCGCTGGAATAAAATCATTCGTCAAAATAACCGATGACGACGACGCCGCGGCGGTCGCGCTGGAAGAAGTTTGTTGTTGAGTAGAGGAAGACATCTTATTCGCTGTTGTAGATATTATATCGTACTATATTACTATATCTTATAGGCTTATTTTTAAATCAATTTTTCAAATAAATATATATTTTATAAAATTATATTATTTACACCTTTGAAAATTTTAAACGCGTACTTTTTTCTCTTAATGAATTGCATTTTTTACATAAAACTCTCAGTTTAGCATTTTTTCTATGATATTCATTCCATTCGTTTTCAAAATTAATATCATTATATTTATTATGTTTTATTACTATTAATTTTTCAATTGGAACGGACTACTACTCCAAAGGTATAAAAGTATTTTAATTAATATATTATAAATAAAAAATAAATTATTTTATTATTTTTTATTCTATTTTTTATTCTATTTTTTATTCTATTTTTTATTCTATTTTTATTAAGCCGAAACTTCAGAAGCGGCGGCGACAGCAGCAACAACAGCAGGGGCACTCTTGGCAAAATGGGGA